GTTCGGATCCGATGCGGACGCGTGAACGCGATTCACGTCATTACGAAGTGTAGTGACGTCCGTGACGACATCGACTGGTGTCTTCACGGCGGTTCCAGCTAGCTGCACGTTACCGCTAAATCGTTTACTCCGGGTGGAGTTTACGACTTTGACGGTGCGTGGAGCGCTCGCAGCCAAAGTGGCTACTGAGCGAACTGAATTGCCCCCCGCTACACTTAGGAGCCCATATGATTGGGCATCCGAAGTTCCCGCCGTTATGGCGGTAGCGGGGTTAAGGCTTAGTGGGTCTGCTAACATGGCGTTGTAGTTACGGTTTAAGGAGCCTACGGCGTAATGCCCTAGGCACCCTGTTAGGTGCGAAGGAGGGTAAGAATCCTCTCAATAAGTCTCCCACGGTAATTAAAGGGTTTGAATCCTTAAAATTAGCGTGAGAAGCCTCAAAGAGAAGGCGCTTAACCCTCCGTGGCAACAACGGAGTGGCTGACGTGAGCGAACCCGCAAGGGCTAATTCACGCAAACCAGGGTTGTTGGTTGACACAGAAGTCAGCGACGGAATCGCCGCTGACCTCTCGTAGTGCCCCATAGTAGTCTGATAACAAAGGACGGCAGGATGGTAAGTACCTCCTGTATTGTCCCTTGGTATTTCAGCCGAGGCGGTGTGCACTATCTGCCATTTAACCGATGAGGTAAATGACAGAACCTCTGTTCGTAGGTCGAGGCTGTTGATCCGAAAGTGGCGTAGGAATTTTCCCACGTCCAACATCCAGTCAACGATGAAGCTGAAGGGTATTGCGTTCCACACGATAGATGGGTCTAAGTTTAGACCCAGCGTCGAGAGGTATCCGCGTATCTTCCGCATCACACCCTTAGCACCGGGCATAGTGTAGCGATACACTAGCTTCGCATGGAATACTGGCTGCGCGGAATAGCGTGTAAGACGCCGGAATTTCACCGGGTCCCACGCACCCCACGTGCCACTTGGAATACCCATATACGTATAATCGACCAGCAGATTTTCGTCGATCGTGAGATCGGCGTCTGTCGGCAAGTTGAGACTATATCTACGGGTACTTATCTTCCCTGCTCTTCCCTCTAGGCGCTTGAGTTTTGTCTCAAGAGTCTGGAGAGACCGAACTATCGATGCAATATCACTAAAGAACGGTATCCATCCGAAACTCACGTTTAAGTGCGCATTGGCAACATTGCCGAGCGCGCTCTTACGCTTATTCCAAACGGTAAACATCCTTCTCACGTCCTTCAACTCGAGAACAAAGTTCACGAGCGAAAGGCCTGAGGTGACAGTCGGGAGCATGCTCGCAAGAGCAGTCTCTCTAACGGAGGTTAAGGAAGCCAGGGTAGGCCTCCCAAACACGTTAGCATCACCATCCCAATATCCGGCGTAAAATAACGCCCGATACAGACTCGATGCAGATTGATACACCCCTGTTATGGGGTGCGGTTGTCTACCTGGTCTAACCACAATACCATCAACATGCGACGTCCACGTGTGAGTAACAGGCTTCTCGGCAATTGTCGAGTCGTTGTTATCCACTATGGCCTCATCGTACGCTTTTGATACTGTGGCGTGGGTATAACCTTGGACTTTACCCCCGAAGTAACCTACTACGGGGGCATCTAACCCATTTAAGGTTAGGTCCATGGTATCTCCTGAAACCGTACCCAGAGGGTATTCATACCCTATTGAGTGCGACATCAAGGAGCCTTTGGTTCTAGTTCTTGTGCGCAACATACGAACAAACTCGGTCCCCAGATTGG